GACCCTACCGAAGATGATCGGACACAGGCTCGTGAGTTAGCCAAAAAGATGCTAAACGATAGAGAGAACATCGACTTTAGCAACTACCGAAACGAGACACTTGCCTATCTGGCAGGGATGGTCTCGATGTATGACCAGATGCTAGTCAAAGACCTAGCAGACTATAAACTCTACGTCGTTAATAAGTTGGTGGAGCAGTCTGCCAACCCCGACCCCAAATATGCATTCCCAGCAATCAAATCACTGGGTGAAATTGACGGTGTTGACGCCTTCAAGAAGCGCTCCGAAGTCACGATTCAGCATAAATCTGTCGAAGAAGTCGAGAAATCTCTGATGGAAAAGCTTGAAAAGCTTGAAAGATTGACTTTAAAAGACAAGAAAATTGAGGTTGTGGACGTAGAGGACGTGGATGTTAAGCCCACAGAGGATTAAATTCCTAAAAGACAACCTGCACCTCCTCTCCAAAGAGGAAAAAGTGGAGGTTTTGGACGAAATAAGCCGCTATGAGGTCGAAAAACTCAAGCAGATAGGGCAAAACGACTTCCTATCCTTTGTCGATCATGTCTATTCGGGCTATAAAGTAGGCCCACACCACAAAAGACTGGCAAAAATCTTTGAGGACATTGCTTCAGGCAAGAAAAAGCGGGTCATAGTCAACATTGCCCCCCGTCACGGCAAGTCTGAACTTATCTCCTACCTCGCTCCGGCGTGGTTTTTAGGTAAATACCCGCATAAAAAGGTCATCATGGCCTCACATACGGCAGATTTGGCAGTTAACTTTGGTCGTAGGGTGCGAAATCTGGTCAATTTGGATAAATACAAGGACATTTTTCCGCAGATCGAGTTGCAACAGGACTCTAAATCTGCATCACGATGGGGGACAAACTTTAATGGCGAATATTTTGCTATCGGTGTCGGTGGTGCTCTTGCTGGTCGCGGTGCTGACTTATTTATTATCGATGATCCCCATAGCGAGCAGGAAGCCAGACAGGGTAGACCAGATGTATTCCTACCTGCGTGGGAATGGTTTCAAAGTGGTCCTTTACAGCGTCTTATGCCTGGAGGCGCTATTATTGTTGTTATGACTCGATGGAGTAAATTAGATTTAACGGGTCAGATAATCAACCATATGGTCCAAAATGACGACGCAGATCAGTGGGAAGTGGTTGAATTTCCTGCGATTCTTCCCTCGGGAACGCCCTTGTGGCCTGAGTTCTGGCCTATTGAGGAGTTGGAAGCAAAACGGGTTGGAATGGACCCAAGATATTGGCAAGCCCAATATATGCAGAACCCGACTGCCGAGGAAGGTGCATTAATAAAAAGAGAATGGTGGCAAATTTGGGATAATGAGAGACCACCCAATTGTGAGTTTTTGATTATGTCTCTTGACGCAGCACAAGAGGCCAATAATCGTGCCGACTATAATGCACTGACGACTTGGGGAGTCTTTTTTAATGAAGAGACTAATAACTACTGCATTATTTTGCTCAACGCGATCAAAAAGCGCATGGAGTTTCCTGAACTCAAGAAGATGGTCTTTGAAGAGTACAAAGAGTGGGAGCCAGACGCGTTCATTGTGGAGAAGAAGTCCAACGGAGCCGCTCTGTATCAGGAGTTGCGGCGCATGGGTGTGCCGGTGTCAGAGTTCACACCGGGCAAAGGGCAGGATAAGATAAGCAGAGTCAACGCAGTATCAGATCTATTTAGTTCAGGGATAGTCTGGGTACCAGACAAGAGATGGGCCAAAGACGTGATTGAGGAGTGCAACGACTTTCCAAGCGGTGCAAACGATGACTTGGTGGACTCGACGACTCAGGCACTTCTCAGATTTAGACAAGGAGGCTTTATCAGGCTACCATCTGATGAGCCAGACGAGGAAAAATACTATAGGCGCAAACAACCTGCCTATTATTAAGGATTAGATTATGGCAATTGATAAAGCATTAAACCAAGCCCCCCTCGGAACCATGATGGGTACTGAGATGGCGCCTCCAGACATGGACTCGGGCATAGAGATTGAGATTGAAGATCCGAAACGGGTTGAGATTGACATGGACGGGCTTGAGATCGTCCTTGAGCCAGGTAAAGAAATAAGTGATGAGTTCAACGCCAACCTTGCAGAAGAGATAGACGATGGGGAGTTGACAGAACTTGTTGGTGATTTGCTTGGAGACTTTCAGTCTGACTTGGACTCACGCAAAGATTGGATGCAGACATATGTAGATGGTCTTGAGTTGCTTGGCATGAAGCTTGAAGACCGCACAGAACCTTGGCCCGGCGCTTGTGGCATTGTTCACCCCCTGCTGTCTGAGGCTCTGGTTAAGTTTCAGTCCGAGACAATTATGGAGACCTTCCCTGCCGCTGGTCCCGTAAAAACCCAGATTATAGGTAAAGAGACGCAGGAGAAAAAAGAAGCTGCTGTCCGTGTTCGTGATGACATGAACTATCAGTTGACCGAACGGATGGTCGAGTACCGGCCTGAGCATGAGCGCATGCTCTGGGGCTTGGGCCTAGCTGGTAACGCGTTCAAGAAGGTCTACTACGACCCCAGCCTTGAGCGTCAGGTCTCAGTCTTTGTACCGGCTGAAGACATTGTGGTGCCATACGGCGCATCAAGCCTTGAGACTTCGGAGAGGGTCACACATGTGATGCGTAAAACTCCGAACGAGATGAGAAAACTTCAGGTTGCGGGCTTCTACAGAGATGTAGAGATGCCCGAGCCACAGGATACGTTCGATGAGGTGGAGAAGAAGATCGCAGAGAAGATGGGGTTCCAAGCAACCTCAGATGATCGTTATAAGGTTATCGAGATGCACGTTGATCTCGACCTACCGGGTTATGAGGATGAGGACGAGAAGGGCAAGCCGACTGGGATTGCGCTACCTTACGTTGTCACTATTGAGAAGCAGACTCAGACGGTTTTAGCAATAAGAAGGAATTGGCACCCAGATGATCCCCTCAAAACAAAACGTAATCATTTTGTTCATTACGGATATATCCCGGGATTTGGGTTCTATTGTTTTGGGCTTATCCATCTTATTGGCTCTTTTGCCAAGTCTGGTACTTCTATCATCCGCCAGTTGGTGGACGCAGGTACTTTGTCGAATCTTCCCGGAGGGTTCAAAACCCGGGGACTGAGGGTCAAAGGCGACGATACCCCGATTGCTCCAGCCGAGTTCCGAGATGTAGACGTGCCCAGTGGCACGATTAAAGACAACATTATGACTCTGCCCTACAAGGAGCCGAGTCAGGTTCTGAATCAGTTGTTGGACAAGATTGTCGATGATGGGCGCCGATTCGCGGCGATTGCTGACCTCAAGGTCAGTGATATGTCTGCGCAAAGCCCAGTCGGTACAACGCTGGCGATTCTTGAGCGCATGCTCAAGGTGATGAGTGCCGTTCAGGCACGGATTCACTACTCGATGAAGCAGGAGTTCAAACTCCTCAAGGCGATCATTCGTGACTACACCCCAGAGGACTACTCATATGAGCCAGTCGAAGGCGAGAGATCAGTCAAGCAGTCAGACTATGACCAAGTTGATGTCATCCCTGTATCAGACCCTAACGCGGCTACGATGTCGCAAAAGGTGGTCCAGTATCAAGCGGTACTACAGTTAGCCCAAGGTGCTCCCCAGCTTTATGACATGCCCATGCTGCATCGTCAGATGCTTGAAGTCCTTGGGATTAGAAACGCTGAGAAGTTGGTCCCGATGCCGGAGGATCAGAAGCCACGTGATCCCATAAGTGAGAACATGGCTGTCATTACAGGTAAGCCCGTCAAGGCGTTTATCTATCAAGACCACGAAGCCCACATCCGTGTTCACATGGCAGGGATGCAGGACCCCAAGATTGCCGCGCTCATTGGTCAAAACCCGATGGCACAGCAGATTCAGGCAGCGATGATGGCTCACATCAACGAGCACATAGCGTTTGAATATCGTCGTCAGATAGAGAAGGAGATTGGCGCTCAACTGCCAGCCCCCAACCAAGAAATGCCAGAAGAGTTGGAGATCGCCGTCTCCCGGCTTGCGGCAAGGGGAGCAGAACAGTTGCTTCAGAAAGATCAGGCTGAAATGGCTCAACAGCAGGCTCAGGCTGAGATGCAGAATCCGCTCACGCAGATCCAGATGCAAGAACTTCAGATCAAACAAGCTGAAGTCGAGCGTAAAAAGCAAAAAGACATCATGGATGCGGCAGCTAGAGCCGATCAGCTTGAGATCGAGCGTATGCGGGTTGAGAAACAGGCTGAAATCGACGGAGCGAAACTTGGCGTTCAGATTGCCAAATCTCGTGCCGAAGGCGCAGCCAAAAACGAGGCCGAGGGCATAAAACTCGGGCTTGAGATGGGAAGGGTATTACGTGAAGCAAAACAACCAAAGAAGGAAAGTAGATGAACGATGAACTACTTAAGTATCTTTCAAAGCAGATACAAGAGGAAATAGCTGTTATTAAAGATGATTTAGCTATGGGCAAGGCCAAAGACCACGGCGACTACAAACATGCATGTGGACTCGTCCGTGGTCTGCTTATGGCAAATAATATTTTAATGGAAACCTCAGAAAGGATGAAAAAAGACGATGAATGAGATCCTGATCGGCACAAACCCCGATGATCTAGATGCAACAACGGTATTGCCTGAAACCGCAGAAGAAAAGGCTAGACAAGTGCCAGACCCGTCGGGATACAGAATCCTGTGTGGTATTCCTCAAATAGATGACACGTACGAAAGCGGCATTGTTAAAGCTGACACCACCATGCACTATGAAGAACTCCTTACAACAGTTCTTTTTGTGATGAAGATGGGTCCGGATTGCTACAAAGATCCGTCCCGGTTCCCAAGTGGGCCATGGTGTAAGAAAGGTGACTTTATATTGGTTCGCCCACACGCCGGAACTCGTTTAAAAATTCACGGAGTGGAGTTCCGCATCATTAACGATGATTCCGTAGAAGGTGTTGTCCAAGATCCACGTGGTATTTCAAGAGCATAAGGAGCCTTCAAAATGGCAGACAAAGACTTTGAGTTGGAAATCGAGGGTCAAGAACCCGAGAGTAAGGGAAAACCCCGAGAGCAGGACGTTGAGGTAGAAATCGAGGACGATACCCCGGCAGAAGACCGTGGGCGTCAGCCTATGCCCCGTGAGTTGGTCGATAAGTTAGACCAAGACGAGTTGGATCAGTATGACGATGAGGTCAAGTCCAAACTCAAACAGATGAAAAAGGTTTACCACGACGAGCGTCGGGAAAAAGAAAAAGCCCTGCGTGAGTATCAAGAGGCATTGGCGGTTGCCCAGAGGGCGATTGAAGAGAACAAAAAACTCAAAAATCGGCTATCTGAGGGTGAAAAGATCTATGCAGATACAGCTAAAGAAGCTGCCCAGCGGGCGGTGGATATGGCTAAAAAGGATTACAAAGAGGCTTACGACGCAGGTGATGGCGAGGCAATGGCAGAAGCCCAAGAGAAAATGACTCAGGCGGCTTTGCAAATGCAGAACGCAAATAATTTCCGCCCCTCTTTACAAACGGAAGAAAAAGAAGTAGAAATTCAGAATGTGCAGCCTAAGAAGGCTCCGCTAGACCCTAAAACTTCCGACTGGATGTCAAAAAATCCATGGTTCGGTAGCCCAAGGTACAAGGCGATGTCGAGCTATGCTTATGGTGTGCATGAAGAATTAGTAGATCAGTATGGCTCTTCATATAGCGGTACTGATGATTATTTCAAGCGCATTGACAAAGAGATGCGCCAGACTTTCCCCAAATACTTCAATGAAGTAGAAGGGGTAGAAATTGAGGCTGACGAGTCCAAACCCTCCCAGCCACGTGCAAAGGCAGCGCCAGTAGTTGCTCCAGCTTCAAGAAGTACGGCCCCCAAAAAGGTCAAACTTAAGGGTTCGCAACTAGCAGTTATTAAGAAGCTTGGGATAACACCTGAGCAGTACGCAAAAGAATTTTTGAAACTGGAGAACTAAGATGGCAGAAAACCGAATTGCACGTGAACTTGAAAAACGTAGCGAAATCGAACGCCCGAAATCGTGGCAACCTGCTTCGGCACTTCCGGAGCCAGACAAACAGCCGGGATATTCCTATCGTTGGATTCGTGTATCTTCATTAGGGCAAAGGGATGCCAAAAACACCTCTGCCAAGTTGCGGGAAGGTTGGGAACCCGTTCGACTTGAAGAACAACCAAGGTTTAAGTTCTTTACTGATGCCAATAGTCAGTTTAAAGACAATGTTGAAATCGCAGGATTGCTGCTCTGCAAAATACCGACTGAGTTTATGGATCAACGCCGAGAGTATTACTCTAAAGCGACCAGAGACAACATAGCGGCTGTAGACAGTAACTTTATGAGAGAGAACGATGCTCGTATGCCACTTTTCAATGAGAGGCGGTCTACAACATCGTTTGGAAAAGGTAAATAACTTTAGGAGTTTAACATGGCTTATCCCACTGTAGATAAACCGTACGGACTCAGGCCAATTAATCTAATTGGTGGTCAAGTCTTTGCGGGTGCGACTCGCCAAATGCAAATTGCAACGACGGATAACGT